TCTCCGACAGAGCGTATCACACCACGGACCCCGCCACGAGCCGATGAACATTTCTGACCTCCAAAACGACAATCGCAACGCGAATCGCGGGACCAAACGTGGCCGCGCTGCAGTCGCAAAATCCCTCCAGGACTTCGGAGCCGGGCGCTCCATCTTAATCGACCGGGACGGTAGGCTCATCGCCGGGAACAAGACCGTTGAACAGGCTCGGGCCGGAGGGATCACGGATGTCGTGGTGGTCCCCACCGATGGCACCCAGCTAGTCGCTGTACAACGCACGGATGTCTCCCTGGATGATGCCAAGGGGCGGGGGCTGGCCGTGGCTGACAACAGAACCGCAGAGCTTGGCCTCGAATGGGACCCGGATATTCTCCGGGAACTGTCCGGGGAAATTGATATTGCGCCATATTTCAACGCCGATGAGCTTCAGAAGCTCAAGGTGCTTACCCTGGACGAGCCCCCAGCACCGGATCAGTCCGGAGCGCTCGCCGACGGGTACAGCGTCCTGGTCACGTGCCCGGACGAAGCCGCACAGCTTTCGCTGCTGGAGCGACTCACCGCCGAAGGATACGAGTGCCGAAGTTTGATTGCGTAGTCAGCACCCCTGTCCAGCGCACCCCCCGAGTCCTCCAAATGGAGGGTCTCTTTGAGATTCCGCCCACGCGGAAATCAGAGCTTCGCTGGACGGGGGAGTTGCCCCTGGAGTCACGTCCTTGGTCAATAGGGATGATCGTCGGGCCTTCGGGCTCCGGCAAATCGACCCTGGCTCGGGAGATGTTCGGAGACAGACTTGTCACCGGCTTTGAATGGAGTCCGGACAAGTCCATCGTCGATGACTTCCCGACAGGGATGTCCATCAAGACGGTTACCGGCTTACTCTCGCAGGTGGGATTCAGTTCGCCGCCTTCGTGGCTGCGCCCGTTCCGATGCCTTTCCAACGGCGAGCAGTTCCGGGTGACACTCGCCAGAGCTATGGCCGAAAACTCAGACCTGTTTGTCATCGATGAGTTCACTTCGGTCGTAGATCGCACCGTGGCTCAGATCGGCAGTGCCGCTCTTGCCAAGGCAATTCGACAGTCAGACCGCCGCATGATTGCGGTCGGCGTCCATTATGACGTGGTTGAGTGGCTCCAGCCCGATTGGGTGTATGAACCGCATGTAAATCAGTTTCAGTGGAGGTGTCTTCGACGCCGTCCATCCATCGAACTTGAGATTGTCCGCTGTCATCACTCGGCTTGGAAGCTGTTCCACCGTCATCACTATCTAGATACAGAGTTGCACAAGGCGTCAAAGTGCTTCGTCGCCCTCTATCAGGGTCAGCCAGTTGCATTTACCGCTGCATTGCATTTCCCACACCCGGTACAGAGCCGCTGGCGGGAACACCGAACCGTGTGTCTACCGGACTTCCAGGGAGTCGGGATTGGCAATGCTCTAAGCGACTATGTCGCATCACTATTCCGCGCCACGGGCAAGCCCTACTCCAGCGTGACGGCTAATCCAGCGATGATCGCCCATAGGGCTAAGTCGCGGTTGTGGAACATGCGACAGACACCGATGCTCCATAACGCGCTCAGCAGATCGAGCGGTGCACGTGGTCTGGTTGCAAAGACGGCAACGAATCGACTGACAGCAAGCTTCGATTACAGTGGTCCGGCCCGGATCGAGGACGCCAAGAAACTCGGAGTCATTTGACATGGCAGGACGCCGACCAAAACCGACAGCCCTGAAAGAGCTAGAAGGCAACCCCGGCAAGCGCGCTCTCAACAAGCGTGAGCCAAAGCCAACGGGAACACCGACGTGTCCGAGTCACTTGGATGCGGAAGCGAAAAAGGAATGGCGTCGAATTAGCAAGGAACTGATTGCAATCGGTCTCCTGACCTCAGTAGATAGAGCCGCTCTCGCTGCATACTGCTCCTCATACTCGCGGTGGATTGCGGCTGAAGAAAGCATTCAGAAGTTCGGAACTGTCATTAAATCCCCGAAGTCTGGATTTCCCATCCAGAACCCGTATGTGAGCATTGCGAATACTGCTCTCGATCACATGCGGAAATATGCGGTGGAGTTCGGGCTAACTCCTGCATCGCGCTCTCGGTTGCAAGTTGACCCAGCGGGTTCACAGGATGACCCATTCAAGAGGTTCATGCAGGAGCTTCATGACGAACCCATAAATGACGTTAGCGACACTACAGAGAGTAACGAACAAAGCTGATCAATACATAACTGACGTTCTGTCCGGAAAAGCACTCGCGTCTGAGTGGGTGACGCTACAGATCAGAAATCACGCCGACGACCTTGTAAGCGGTCACAAGCGTGGACTCAGCTTCAATGCAAAGCGTGGACTTCATGTCATCCGCTTCATTGAGCAGTTCATAAAAGGAACCGTCGATAAGTACGACGGACAACCGTACATTCTCGAACCGTGGGAAGCGGCGCTCCTCTTCATACTTTACGGTTGGGAACGCAACGGCCAGCGTCGATTCAAAGTTGCGTACTGCGAAATCGCTCGCGGAAATAAGAAGTCAACACTGGCTTCCGCTCTGTGCTTGTACGACCTCCTGTCCACTCCTGGCGCGAACGTATACAGCGCGTCGAGCGGCAAGGACACGGCAAAGATTGTCTTCGACACAGCAGCCGCAATGGTTCATAAGTCTGACACATTGCGGAAGATGGTGAAGAGCTTCCGTGACAATCTTCATATACGCGAGAAAGGTTCGAAGTTCGAACCGTGCTCAGCGGAAGCAAAGACAATCTTCAAAGCGTCACGTCCTTCGTTCATTGTTCTTGATGAGTTGCACCTTCATCCGAACAAGGATGTATGGACTGCTTTCTGGACAGCGTTAAACAAGCGCGACGACTCCATGCTGTTCGCCATCACGAACAGCGGTTATGACAGACATTCCGTCTGTTGGGAGCAGCGCGATTACAGCATCAAAGTCCTACAACGCGTCATCCCCGACGATACTTGGTTCTCGTGGATATGTGGACTTAGCGAAGACGACAATTGGGAAGATGAGCGGACCTGGATTAAAGCAAATCTGAGTCTGGGTCGTGCCGTGGATATTGAGGGGCTCCGCAGGGTTGCTCTCAAGGCGAAGGAAGACCCGTCGTCGCTGAACGAGTTTCTTCGCTTCTACATGTGCATCTGGACTGAAAGCAATGTCGTTTGGATGCCGATGGACAAATGGGAACTTTGCAACGAATCACTTGTAACCGAGGTGCTCAAAGGCCGGCAATGCTTCGCCGGTATGGACTTGAGCACAACGACGGATATCAGTGCAGTCGTTCTGTTGTTTCCGCCGTATGGCGAAGATAAGAAATGGCGAGTATTGCCGTTCTTCTTTCTGCCCAAAGACAACATCACGAAGCGAGTGAAGCGGGACAGAGTTCCGTATGACGTATGGGCTCGGCAGGGTCTATTCACGCTCACCGATGGTCCGGTCATTGACTACGACGTGATTCGCGCAAAGGTAAACGAACTTGCGAAGGATTACAGAATCGTCGAGGTTGCGTACGACCCGTACAACGCTAGTCAGATCGTTTCACAGCTTATTAGTGATGGCCTGACACTCGTTGAATTCCGCCAAGGCGACGTGAGTATGACCGCTCCGTTGAAGCGACTGATGGAGCTTGTTCTTAACAAAGAACTGTCTCACGGCGGAAACCCTGTCCTCAGGTGGATGGCTGCAAACACAGTCGTCAAGATCGGCGCGACTGGATTGATGAAGCCCGACAAAGAAAAGAGCCGGGAAAAGATTGACGGAATATGCGCAATGCTCGATGCGTTAGGCCGAGCGATGCGAGTTCCGATACAGCAGAAGGTCACCTTCCTACCCTTCGTTATTTAAAGCGAGTTCCCAAAAGCATGGGTTTCATTAAAAGACTATTTGGCTTCGAAGGCCGCTCCAATCCGATGGAAGACCCTTCCAAGCCCATGGCAGCGTCGGCACTGAATGCCATCTTTGGTTGGGGATTCGGCGGGACTCCGACCGCTGCTGGCGAAGTCATCAATGAACATCTCGCGTTACAGCACGCGACTGTGTACACGTGCATCCGTATTCTTGCTGAAGCTGTCGGCTCGCTGACGCTTCGCACGTATGCGCGGCTCGACAAAGGACGCACGGAGGCAACGGAAGACCCTCTCTGGAAGCTACTGGCTCTCGTGCCTAACGATGAGATGTCTGCTGCCGTCCTTTGGGAGAACGTCGTCGGCTGTCTCGCTCTCTGCGGCAATTCGTATATCGAGATTCTACGGAACAAGGACGGAGATGTTCTTCAGCTTCACCCGTTGCACCCGTTGAAGACTCAGGCTGTTCGACTCCCTAATGGCAAGCTTGCGTATCGCACCTGGAGTGGTTCTAACACAGCGGCTGAGTCGGTAATCATCAACGCCGCTGACATGCTTCACTTCCGCTTGTTCAGTTGGGACGGTCTTGTCGGTCTGTCTCCAATTCAGCAAGCTCGTCAGACCATCGGTTGGTCAACGGCTGCGATGAAGCAGTCGGCACGATTCTTTGGCAATGGCTCGAAGCCAGCCGGAATCCTGACGCCGGTCGGCAACATTGACGAGACTCAACTGGTCAACTTCCGGAAGGCTTGGGAGCTTGCGAACGCTGGGGAGAATCAGACTCGAACAGCGGTGATTCCTTCAGATTGGAAATACACCGCGATTGGCATCAGTCCTGAGGATTCACAGTTCCTGCAATCGCTAGGATTCTCACGGAGTGACATCTGTGCAATTTTCCGTATCCCGCCACACATGGCCGGGGATACATCCCGACTGAGCAACAACAATGTTCAGAGCCAGAACTTGTCCTTCGTCATCGATACGCTCTTGCCCTATCTGACGAAGATCGAACAAGAGATTTCAATCAAGCTGTTGAATGCGGACCCTAAGAAGTTTGTCCAGTTCGATACGAGCGACCGTCTCCGTGGCGACTTTCAAAGCACGATGCAGGGATTCGCTGTCGGTCGCCAATGGGGTATCTTCACCGCGAACGACTGCCTTGAGCAGCTTGGTCGCAACCCGCTGCCCGGCGATGAAGGCAACATGACATGGGCTCCCGTCAATATGCAGGACGCTAAACGACTGCTTGAGACGGAGAGCGTTCAAGATCAGCCGGTGAATGCGCAAGAACCGGCTATGACTCCGGGAATGCGAAGCTACTTCGCTCAATATGTTTCCGGATTCTTATCCATATATAAGGATGCAATCGGGCGTGTCACAGCACGGAGCAAGAGAGACGTTGAGTCACTGACTCCGATTCTGTCGCCTGTCCTACAGTCCATAACGGACTTGGTTGAGGGCGAAGCCCGAACACAGTTCGGGCTTCCTGCCGAATGGCGATCATCAGAAAAGATTCAACGGGATTACATCAAGTCGGCTGCTTCGCGTGCTGCCGACTGGACTGCTGAGGACAGAGACATGATTGCTTCCGCAGAACTTGGCAAAGCAATCCGTTCTCAGTACTACGCCATTTACCGCGAAGCCGGAGCGGCTATCGCGAATAGGAGCTTAAAAGATGTCGAAGAACCAGAAGACACAGAGTAGTCCCGAACGCCGGTACTTCAGCCAGGAGTTCCGCGTTTCAGAAGGCGAAGCTCCAAAGATCAGCGGGTACGCCGCCCTATTCAATTCCCCGTCTCTTGATATGGGCTGGACGGAGGAAATCGACCCTCATGCTTTTGACGGCGTCATGGCGTCGAATCCTGACGTACGTGCTTTGTGGAATCACAACCCTGACCACATCCTCGGACGCACGACCGCCGGGACGCTTCGTCTGATGGTGGATTCTCGCGGCCTCGCTTATGAGATTGACCCACCGGCAACGCAGCTTGCCGACGATTTGATTGTGTCCATGCGTCGTAAGGACGTGACCGGCTCCAGCTTTGGATTTGTGTCGAAGCGTGACCAGTGGACAGAGAACGCTGACGGAACAGTGACTCGTCGCATCTTGGAGTTCCAGGAGTTGCTTGACATCTCACCAGTCACGTATCCCGCCTATCCCGCAACTTCGTCCGGAGTGAGAAGCATTCCAGCGTCGATGCCAGTCGAGCTTCGTTCCCGCTTTGAGACGCGTGACGAGGAAGACGGGGACAACGACAACGGCTGTCACTGTCAATGTCCTGAGTGCGTTGGTGACAACTGCATGGATTGCAGTGATCCGGATTGCGACGACCCAGACTGTGTCGCGAATCAGAATAAGGATTCCCGATCTCAGAAGCGTGCGTTCGGACAGGGATGTCAGTGCAGATGCACGCAGTGCCGTTCAGGAGCCTGCGGTATTTGCTCCGCCGACGATTGCGCTGACCCTGAATGCGCATGTTATCGCTGCAAGCCGCTCTCTGACTCTGAGCGGCGAAAGATGGAGATGAGGCTCGCAATCGCGAAGCTCTCCCACTAAACAATCTTAGTTTCACTCAGGATGGACGCCGCCACTTGATGGCCGCGTTCAGTCGCACTCGTCCGCCCTGACGCAAGTGAAGCACTCACCAGCCGTGACTGCTGTCCTGCACCAAATCCACATAAAGGCAATAAATTACATGTCTATTAAAGACCTACGCGAGAAGCGTTCCAAGCTTATTGCGGATGCAACTGCCCTCATGCAGGGCGAAGTAACGGCTGAAAAGCGTACTCAGTTTGACGCGATGATGGCCGACGTGACCACTCTGGACGGCGACATCGCTCGTCACGAGTCGGTTGAAAAGTTCGCAGCGGAGCAGCGTATTGCTGTTGAACGTCACCCTCGCCAGAACCCCGGCGAATCGAACGACCCTGAAGAGCGTGTTGAAGTTCGCAATGCTCGACAGAAGGCTTCCTTCCGGAAGTACATGCAGACAGGCCAAGTGGAAACTCGCGACCTGACTGTCAGTGCTGACGGCAGCATCGTGATTCCTCAGGCGTATGACCCACAGGTTGTCGAAGCTCTCAAGAGCTACGGCGAACTGCTCAACATGGTCGATGTCGTCCGCACGGATAACGGCGCACCGATGAAAGTCGTACTCGATGACGATACCGGAAACACTCTCACTTCCGTGACCGTTGGAACGGACGCTTCGGAAGTTGACCCGATTCTGACCAGCAAGCTGTTGCAGGTGGATACGTTCACCAGCGGCGTGATTCGCGTGGACAACGGTCTGCTCTCGGACTCCGGCTTCGACATCGAAAGCTGGATTCGTGACCGCTTCGCTCAACGTTTCTATCGCGGTGCCTCCAACCTCATCTACAACGGTGACTCGGGCAACGTAACTTCCCTCGCGTCTTCCTACACGACTGGAATCACCTCCAACACCGTGGGCGCGTTGAAGTACGTGGATTTTGCAACCGCAATCGGTACTCTTGACCCGGCCTATCAGCCAAACGCTCAGTGGGCTGTAAACACTGCAACGCTCGGCTACATCGCCAGCTTGGTTGATGGCAACGGTCGTCCGTTGTTCCTGCCGAACTACGGCTCCGCTGAGCAGGGCATTCCCGGAACTATCCTCGGTCGTCCTGTCCGTCTCGTGACTCAGCTTCCCGCTGTAGCGACCGGCAACGCTGCTGTGTTGTTTGGGGATTTCAAAAAGGCGTACCGCTTCCGAATCCAGAACCCCGGCCTTGCCATTCAGGTTCTGAAGGAGCGTTATGCTCCCTCGTTCGAGACCGGCTTCGTCGGCTTCGCACGTGTCGGTGGCATCAGCATTCAGGCTTCAACGTCTGTTGCT